CCGTGACATCCACAGCATACGAGGTGCCTGCTACCCACGCGCTGGGCGTTGAGATGTAGATAAAAACACAGGTTCCAGTAGTGGCGGATCCTGATGTGTGAGACGGTGCAACGCCACCTTTTCCGGCTGTGGTGCACTTATAGACCTTAGAGTTTGCAAACACATACTGCCCCACGTAGTACGAAATCGATGCCACATACGAGGGCACAGCACGCCAGAAAACCGTACCATCTCTTCCAAACTCAGGGGGTTGTGTGGTGCTGGATGTACCGCCAGTAGAGCATTTAAGAATCAGTCCATCGTTAGATACATAGGTGTTAGCCGTGTACGCAGTATTAGCCACCCATGATACCGGACGGATCGCAGTTCGCGACAGGTACTCGTAAACAAGTGTCTGGTACGAAGAAGGGGAGGGGTCGATGAAAAACTGGTTATTCGTCCAGCCTTTGATTCTAAATCTTTGACGCGGTTGTGTGGCTACCAATCCAGATTTATAAACCTGCCACTGTACGGCATCAAGTGGACCAAGGAGTGGCCATCTCTGATCGCGATTCCATAGTGTTTCTGTCAGTGTGGAATTAAAATCAGCTGGAAGCCTATAGGATGCAAGTCCGGCTATAGTCTGAAACGTGTATTCCTTTTGAAGCTCAGGCCATGGGTACTCATTTCGGATCTCGTGTATGGCTTCCTCGATCATAGCCTTCAGGAGGATCATGTTATTATCCGTTGAGCCGTAAAAGCTCGCAGGAGATGGGAGTAACAACCTAGCAGCACACGTTTGAGCAATCGATAGCAACGTCATGGGACACTAATCCATCTTGAAGCGGTTTGAGTACATTTATAGAAAGTCACGCCACTGACTCCCAACGCGTAGGGGGTATTAACTGCCGTGGCGTTAATGTACTCTCCAACCGCGGGATAAATTTGAAGAGCACCGGGGCCGAAAGCATTTCGCACCACGATTGTATCCTTGGGGAACGTAAGTATTGACGGAAGGATCACCCCATCATTTACTCCCGCCACTGTTGTGGTGATATGATTTATCGAGCTTGTAAGTTGATAGGCAGTAGCCTGTAAAATCCCGGTGGCCGTGATGTTGTCCGCACAGGTGGACCCCAGCAAGTCGGCTTGCTTTGATGAGAATCCACTCTGTACAAGATCGGAGGCTAAGGCCATTAAAATCTCCTTAGCTCACTGATATATAGCCAGCAGCGCAGCAGATTGTGTTAGTCGCGTTGGTTGTCATGCTAAAGTTCAGCGCCGTGTTTACAGATCCCCTTAAAGGAACAGGCAACGTAGTTTGAAAATTCGAATCGCCCTTGGTCGTGCCGTTAACATAACCTGTGTAGAAATACCCAGTGCCGTCTTTGAAATTTATTTCCGAGTCCACTGTTGATGTGTTCGTACAAGAAATAGAAGTTACGTAAATACGATTTGAAGCTACTGCCGCTTTTATTTGAGTATTAGATGTCCCTGTCGCCGCAGCAGAACAGCCCGCCCATGTCTCTCCTGGGGTAGCAAGAGTCGTAATTAATCGCCCAACGTCATCACCTTTTAAGGTTCCGTAATCTCCGCTTGCGGCATCAACGGTGAGCGCTGATTGAAGTTTTGTAAACGCTGCAACTCCGGCATCAAGAGTGGTCGCCGCTGAATCCTCGTTTTTTAACAATCCAGTAATAGGTGAGTTCTGCCAATCGCTATCAAGTTGAAAGAATGGCGATACCTTAAAAGTCCCACCCGATCCCGTTGCGCCAAATAAAGGCGTTGGCCGTCCACACTCGAAGGTATCGGCATTAGCTGGCGCGCTGGGGAATGGATAACCAACAGTGAAAGAATCCGTAGTCACTGCCGTGACAGGAACCCATACACCAAGATTGGCCGCCGTTCCGGCTTTACCAACACAATAATCGTTAACCCTCAACCCCGCCGCCAATGCGCCAGTGCTTTGCACTACTGTGGTGGTGGATCCGGTGGTGGCTGTACGGCTTAAAAAATCTCTTAGGAATGTAGGGATTGCGCCCATGCCATTCATTGCCGCTGCGTTACTAACTGGCAACATGCTGAGAGAATTAGTGCCATCAGTGACCCCAATTCTCCCGTATTTATCCATCCCAATCGGACCACTTCCGCCGTTAGCAGGAATTAACTGGGTACTAAAGCCGTCGTTTCTCTTTCCTGTGGACTCCGCATACGCCGCAAGCGGAACAAGGAGGAGAGCAAATACTATATTTAAAACTTTATTTTTCATTTTTTGATTTTCTTTAACGCTGCAATATCGCGATCAAGCTGCGCGAATTTTTTATCTAAATTTGAAGCCAGTGCCGCCATGTCCCGCTTGTAGGTGAGCATTCGTAGATACGGATCCACGTCTTGCGTTTGGTATATTGATTGGCCGGCTACTGATTGTGAGGTAAAGCTTGCCCCGTAGAGAAACCCTACAAGGGCAAGCCCGATTAAAAACATCCCAATGGAGCGCAGAGTCGTGGTCATTACTGATTGCCACATCCCCAGATTCCAGTTGTGATCCCATGACATGTGCAGACTTTATTCGCTGGACATATATATGGGGTTAATGCCGCTGATACGTTTACAACACCACTGGCTGGAACCATGTTCACGGCTCCACCTGCGAGGTTATAAAGTACGCGGGTTTTGTTTACGTTCGCTGTTGCTGCCGGGAGTTCAACGTAAGCAACTGTCGGTGCACCTGCGGCAATGATAGATCGCACCTGTGAGAGTGCTCCCAATCCTGCGCCATAAGTGGCTGCGGGTGTAACGTAGGTTGCTTGTGTTGGTCCAGGGGTTGGCATTGCTACAATCGTTGCCGTGCATCCAGTAGGAAGGCCGCAAGCTTGCGACAATCCGGATCCAGTTGCCTGCCCGTGAGCTGATGCCGTTAGTAGAGCAAACGCCAGAGACAAAAAGCCTCCAGTGCTCAGTGAAAATTTCATTTATTCTTCTCCTTCAATGATTTCTGTTTTCTTTGCTTTTGCGCGGGATTTTCTAGCCACGGGTTCACCCCCTTGGCCTTGGTGCTCAACTAGTTTTGTGAGTAACGCCGATTGCTCTTGAAGTTGCTTTCGTAGAAGGGTGATCTCGCGATCCTTTTCCTCAAACTTATTGTGCAATTCAATTGCAGGCGCTTGCTCTTGGATTTTCTTTAGGTAATAGCGAGCCATCTCAACATCTTGCTTTCCACCAATTCCACACTCTTGAATGTGGGCGTCAGTGAAGTGCGAGAGCTGCTCAATGGAATGCACGTGCTTTGACTTGTAGAGTTCAACCTTTGAGGGGTCGTTCTTGAACAAAAAGCTTAGTGGCGTACCCACCATGTCATCGCTGGCGCCCCTACAGAAGGCATTCCATTCCGCTGAATACTGCCTAATGTCGGATTCCATGCCGGAAGCTAATTTCTTAACCTTCCATTTGCCGGACTCTGAATCGTATTCCACGGAGTCCTTGCATCGTCGGTGGATGATGAGGTTTCCGAGGTTTACAATCTTTTCAATCCACACAAAGTTGTGCCGAACTACTCGCCCTTCTTTTTCAGAAAGAGCAGGCATATCCTCAGATTTGAGAAAGAATTTAACGCGCGTGGCTCCAATAGGAGTGTCGTCCATCATTTCCAAATCGTCGTATGCTGAATCAAGTCCTTCGATGTGTGTTACTGGTACTAATGCCATAAAAAATCCCGTGTTAAACAAAGCAAGGCCGCCCGACAGAATGCCGAGCAGCCTTTCAAACTAATTAGTCAGTTTCAGTCAGGTTACAGGTCAGGATTGTCGTGAGCTGACATTCCACAGCCGTGATTGTTGTCGTGGTGACAAGCGTGGTCAGTCCAGCAATTACGCCTTCATCCACGTTCGCGTCATCAATTGCTCCAGCTGTTCCAGATAATGGAAACGCCAGGGCTCCAGCCGACATATTCTCAGAACGAACCTTGATGCCGCGATTTAAACCGCCGCCAGGGCCTCTAAGAAGCCAACCATATTCACTGGCTGCAAACGCAACCTGATTGAGTCCCAAAAACTTTGGACCCGTTGCGATGTCCGCCGCTTCAGTCATTTCGGCAAGCCATGTGCCGGCGATGATTGATGCGTTGGTTACATGACAAAGGCTGTATACTGTGAGGATTTCCGCTGATTTCACGTAAATCCACTCACCGCCAAAGTTGTCAAAGCTAACAGTTCCGACAGGGAAGAGAGCGGTTGTCGAGGTTTCCTCGTATCGCGCGCCTACCATTGAAACAGGGTAAACTCCATTAAGTGCCATACTAAGTTCCTATAAAAAATTAAGTGTTGTTAAGCGTGCCGAGACGTCGGAAGTTCTTCGCCGTTAAGTTACCCATCCAAGCGAGGTACTCGATCTGTGCGTCTTGGTTGAAGCTGTTACGCTTATCAAGGCGGACAAGATTTCTGTCGCTGTGTGGGTTAAGCTCGATAACTTCAGGATCCAACCAGTACTGGGTACTTGCTGGCATACCGGAAACACTAGGCTCGAAAACAATTTCTGAGTCTTTGTAGCGGTAAGAACGGAAGCCAAGCTTTGCCATCGGCGCATCAGGCTGATTAAGTCTCTGAAGCGGATGAACTGCCTGCTCGTACATTGCGTAAGTAAGATCATCTGAAAGAATGACCTTAGTCTTCGCTCGGTATCTCTGTAATCGGAGATCAAGAGCGTCCATGTACGGAACGATTGTGCTGCTTGAAAGCGCCACACCGCCGTCAGTTACTGCCCGGTAATACTGATTCTGTGCGAATGAGTACTGAGAACGAACGATTCCACCTACTGTGCCGGAGCCCGATGCAGAGATAAGAGCTTGTAAGCCGTTAACCTGATTAGCTGCCGAACCATCGGAAAGCATGTCGATGTTGAACTCATTTTCAAACGTCACCTTGGCATTCATTACCCGTGACTTAATGAGGTCACGATTCTGAGAGCGTCCAGAGTTCTGGAGCACTTCTCTCATGTTTGCCTGAATGTTTATCGCAACCTGACACCATGGGTATTGAAACGATGTAAACACGTCATTGCTTGATGTGTTCAAAAGTTCCGCACCTGAGTAGCGCTTGTAAGAGCCGTTCTCAGCGTACATGATTGGAATTACAATTGTTGGTCCACCATCTTTGGGAACTATCGAGCCATACTCTTTGAGCATTGCTGTAGTAGCATTTTTGGTAGAAATCTGGTCAAAGAGATCATCTTCAAGCTCTTGGACCGTAAGAGATAACAGTTCAGTAAATGAACTATTTGGGGATGCCATTTTTTAAATCCTCGCAAAAAATTAAATTTTTGCGCTTGCGGGGATTACTGGGTTATCTAGCGGAGTTCCCGTAGACAATTTCCTCAGCTCTCGCAAACGCTTCATCAAACGATTTAGCGCGAGGTTTCGAGGTGACAGTTTCAGTCCGTGGCGTACCGACTACAGAAGATGCGGCCCCTTGTGCTTTCTTTGCGTTGGCTATGATTGTCTCAGTCTTGGGTGCGGGCTTAGGTGCCGTAGCACCGTGAAGCTTTCGCACTTCTGACAAAGTGTGTTCATACGCAGCATTCAAGCACTCATCAAAACTTAGATGAGGGTACATTTGCTGTATTTGTTCATGAGTTTGTGTGATTTGTGGTGCGTAGAGTTCAGCAAATTGTTTTCTCGGCTGCCCACTGGAATCGGTCCCGGCTTTGAAGCTCTCAATGGAGTTTCTAAATCCTTCCTCTTCCTGGGTTTTGAAACGAGTTTGAAATTCTTCAAACTGCTGCTTTACGGTTCTTAAATCTTGTAACTCTTGTTCGATTCGCGGATCGGTCTGATACTGAGGCTCTTGACTCGCGCCTTGTATAAAGTCATACGGAGTGAAGCCATTTTTCTGCATTAAGTCGGCAATTCCTGTATAGGCATCGGATTGAAATACCGTGTCCCAGGCTCGATACCGGTGAAGCTCGTCTACCTCGTCTCGCAGTCCTTGCAATTGCAATTTTGCGCGATGAGCTTGAATCGCTTGCGGCTCGTACCCTTCATACATTCGTTGCTCAAAAGCTTTGCCTCTGGCTCCTTCGTTCGCTGTACGCCTAGCCCATTCTTCCCGCTGTGCATCGTGTTTCACAAAGGCTTCAACTACTGCCTTTGGTGCCTCGGCGGCGGCTTTCTTAAGTTCGTCTGGCCAAAATGCAGGTAATTCGGTCGGCGCCGTATGTTCTACACTCGCTCCGTCTTGCGTTGCATTCGCGTTCTGGTCAGTTAAAATCTGTTGCTGTGGTTGGTTTTCAGCTTCTTTCTCTGGTGCTGAATTGCTGGCAGGTTTTGGCGCTTTGGCAAATTTCCCATCAGGTGCTCGAGTTCTTTCACCCCCTTTTATCGTGCCCTCTGACTCTTGTTGCCTATCAACAAGCTGGACCTCAGCCGCTTCAACCTCTTTATCGACTACAGGCGCAGAATCCACCATCTTGGCTTCAGCCGCGTTCATTGCCGAATCGATAAAATCATCTAATGCCATGCTTATTTCTCGATTAATATTTTTCTACGTTCGAGGCGTTCCTGGTTGCGGTTATATGCCTCCCTGAGCTTTGCGGGATCTGAGTAGATGGCCTCTGCGCGTTGGATACGATCTAGAATCACATCGTCAGTAATTCGATCCCGTATCTGGTGCCGGTACTTCGGAATGTCGTTACCCACCACCTCAAGGCCGTGATCGCGATTAACTTGTGCCCATTTGGTCGTGGAGTTAATTACCTCACCGGTCACTGGGTGTTTAAGTGGTGTCATTGTGTCCTCAATGACGTTTCGTGCGCTGAGATCGTTGTTAAAAGGATCCTCTTTCCCAAAGATTGACTCACCTAATGTGCCGTACCTAGAAGGCCAACTCATTTGCAACACGCCCTAAAAAAAGGGGGCTCTTAGGGTAGAAGAGCGAACCCCCACCAACATAAAACCCGAAACACTCACACATTCCTGTGTATAATTCAGTGTTGATTACGCGGTGAAAGATTGGGAACGATTTATTTGCTGGGATCTAATTTTTTTGCACTGCTCTGGCGCAAGTTCTTTGCCTTTATCTGATCGGCTTTTGCACGCATAACCTCCACGCCGTGCGTGCGGTGGCTGTCCACAACATCTGCGTGGTGCTGCGCCACTCCCATGGCTGCATTGTGGGCATCAAGTTCCATGCTGTGCTCTAGTTGCTGCTTTTCGTGCGCTAAGCTCACGGCACTCATGACCTGATCGGCGTGCAGGGCTTCCACTTGGGTATCAAGCTCTTTACTCTGAAGCGCCACCTCGGCGGCATTTAGTTCCAGCATTTGGCTATCAACGTATTGCCTGAATTGTTCTTTGAATTTTTCCAGCTCGGCTGTCATTGCGTCGTACTGAGCTTTACTCTCAGCTGATAGCCCCTTAATCTGAACCTCTTGGGATCTGATTTCAAAATCTAGCTGCTCAACTTGAGCCTTATAATTTAGCTCCTCTTGGCGCATATACTCATCAAAGCCCTGAGAACGCTCTTTAATATCTAGTTCCCTGTGCTTAACGTCCACCATTGGATCCGGTGGTGGTGGCGGCGGTGGCTCTGGGTTTTGCATACGGTCCTCGACCGGCTTCCATGCTGAATCCCAAGCGCCTTCAACGTTCTTGCCAGTTCGTAGCATTCGCACCGCTGATTTTGCGGACTCAATCATTGGGTGCAAGAGTTCGGGAGCAAATTGAGACACGTTTTGAACCTGCGCCACTAAGCCTGCAATGGATGCCATGTATTCCTGCCATTGGGCGATATCCTCAGTCTCATCAGCTGCAATCGTGGAATCCGTCTCGATATCAACTCTAAAGGTTTGAAGCCTGTCATCTCGTAGGAGTTGCAGGGCTGCCTCATAGTTAACCTTATCGTCCTCTGGCATCTGGTCAAAGCCGCACATAAGGCGGATGGTCTGGTCGCTAAAGAGTCCGGGTTCAAAGATGATCTCCGCCATCTTGCCAATGAGATCGCGGCAAAACCTTTGCACGTCTTCCTGGCGCTCTTCCATCTTGAGCACCATCCACTGGCTTTTTTTCTGTATCGCTTTTGCGGTTTCATTAGGATCAGTTGATCCCCTAAGGAGATCCGGTATGCCGGTGATGAGATCAATCTGGGCCATTAATGACTGTTGCTGAGCCATTAGCGGCTGTAGTGCTGCCACCGCCATATCAAACGGAAGCCATTCAATTGCCGCCTTTAATCCACCTTTATCCGCAATGGCGCCCCAGTTTTCTATCGGCCACAGATCGCCGTCGTTTAGTTTCAAGACGTTTTTAAGCTTCTCATACAGGGAACCTGCGGTGATGCCCACAAGCTTTATACAATCCACCATTGAGCTTATACGCTTAGTAACGTAATCCAGCTCCTCAGCAAGGCGCTCATAGATTACATAGTCCGCTGTGGGAACCATGCTGTCTGTTGTGGTGGTGGCAAGTAGGGGGCGAGGGTAGGAGAAAAAATCTCTAAGTCTTAGGTTGTCTTCTTTTACCTTCAGGGGACCGGCTTTGTATCCGGGTGAAATCCAGAGGCGAATCTGATTCTCTTTATCCTCAATTTCCCACACCTCTGCTTGGCGTAGGAACTCTCCCTCTGTGTCGTTACACTTATCTTTCTTCTTGTCATTAACAAGCTCAACGGCTGAGCCTATATCGTCTCCAAAGTTTTTCTTAAGCTCTGAGCGTGTCATGTACGCTTTGCGAGCCTGCCACCTAAGATCGTAAGGACCGCGTGATGCGTTGGTGACATAATCTTGCCAGAACACGTACTCAACCAAGGATTTCTCAGTGGTAGGGATCGGCATAATAACCGGCTCGTTGGTCTTGGGGTCTACAAGGGGAGATCCGTCTTCCTTCTGTCCGGGTCCAAACTTAGCCTCATAGCGGACAAAAGCTTGTCCCACACCTGGAAGTAGGCGGTCTTCAACGCAAGATTTAATAACCCAATTAAATTTATCTTTCTGCTCATCTAGCGAATACGACGTACAGCGTTCGGCAATTGACGCCGCAAGGCGCCCAACAGGATCCTGGTCCTTAAAGCGACGCTCAACCACTACCTTTGGCATTCGGGCATACAGCGCAGGTTTTAGGATCTGCACGTTTGACCACAAGACATTAAACATCACATGCCGAGCAGTGGAGGTAGAGCGAGAATAGGCATCAAGAGAGGCTGCGTTGCGGTAGGTTTTAACTACCTTTTCGCCCACCTTCTCAAACGTTCGGCGAGCTTTGCTCTCCTTAACTACATTAATTTCCTTAAGCCAGCGCGTTACCGTCTCGGGCTTTCCCATGTACTTGGTAGCCGGATCCTCTTCCTCGCCAGAGCTTTCAATTGTGGAGTTTATGTCTGTCACCTACTGCTTTCCTCGTCCAGCGCTTTGAGAAACGCTGCAAACGCCTCAGGGCTTTCATTAATTATGTGTTTGTATTTTCCCCGACAGGTTAGGCACACAGCTGTGTCAGTAAAGTATCCAGCCTCCTCGATTGAATCCGAGACCCAAGTACGTTCAGCGTCCGGTACTGCCGAGCATTTGCATACTTCGCAAGTAAATTGGGATTTTGGTGCAGAAAAGTGCAAAATTCTGTCTCTCAGGGTAAAAATCTCGCTGAAAAAAGAATAAAGCCGCGATCTAAACATTGGGAACGAATTATCTTCGAGGGTTCTTTAACGCCTCACGCTCCGCCCACAGGTCTTGCATGGTTGGTTCCTGGTAGCGCTTGATGGAGTCAATTGGTTTGGGTTCAGGTTCTCTCACCCACGGACGAGACATGCACACATATCGAGTTTGTTCATACACATGATCATCGTTCTCCGTGCAGTCATTCACATCATGGAGATCGTGTTGAAGGTTCATGATTGTCTCCAGCTCGTCCTCGAAGGTGTCAAACCAGTAGATGGTTGGGATATCGTTTCTTCCCATGAGTCGTTCTCTAAACTGCAAGTGCCCTGGCTGTCGTCTCTTGTCAGCCTTACGAAAGAACACCCCATTTTGTTCAAAGATTTCAAATAGGGTTTCCCCGTGGCCTTTCTTCTCGTCTATGTCTCCACCTGCCACACGACTCGATACCACCTCACCATCCTTCTCTCGAGCAAGAATCCCCCGCGCTACATACGAGGCTCTAACCTTTGGCAGCCCCTTGCCGTACCAGGTTCGGTAGCAAATAAGGGAGCCAGTCGGAACCTTAAAGCGTTCATTTGAAGTCGATACCGCGTAGGTGTTTGAATCCGCCACCGCCCACCAACCAATTGAAAACGGATCGCCCTCGCCACATGCGCCCCAGTCCATGCCCATAATACGCGTTAGGTGCGGAGCTAATGTACACGCACGAATTAAATGCTTTTGCCTGTCAATCTCAGGGAAGAACGCGCCCACCACCTGATCAAAATCTCCCTCCTCGAGAGCCTTGGCCATTCGTGGGGGTAATCCTCTGAGCGTTTTTCGGTACTCAATGGGATTTACTGACGGATTGTCATCAAGTTTTGCCTGGATGAATTGCCTACGCTTTCCTCCCTCTTCGTCGGGCTGTTCTATAATCTCTGACACCCCATCAGCGCCTCTTCTCAGCGCCTTAACAAACTTTGATTTAAAGAAAGCATGCCCAACGCCTCCGGGATTGAATGTGTATAAACATCGGGGGAACAGTTTTTTAAACTCGTCTGGAATATGTAGAGCCTCAGGGATACGATTTCGTCCTCTAAGCATTTGGATCATAAAGGGCGTAAACTGTTCAGCCTGCTCGATGATGAGGTAATGCATCTCCGGTCCCAGCCAGTTGAAAACATCCTTTTCGTGCTGACAGTGACACAGGAATATTCTCGAGCCGCCCTCAAAGGGATTGATCGGATCCGGACCGTTAGCAAACCGAATCTCATCCTTTACTATTCGGACAAAACCTTGCTGCATCCACGGCGCCAACATCGCAGGGAACGACGTCGGGCCCATCATGTGGTTCTTTACAAGCTCGTTATGTTGACGCCTAAAAAGGTATGTTTGAAGCCCAGGGATCGCATAGCTAAAGTAAATGGCGGACGCTCGTCCTAGATGCGATTTCCCTCCACCTGCGGCTCCTCCGTATCCAAGCTCAGTGGCCTCGGTTAAGAGCGCCATGCCTTGCTTGCTGTGCATCGTCAGGTCAAGTTCGCCACTCACTTCTTGATCGTAATATTTAAGACGGGTTTAAACGGCCCCCCCTCGCCACCGTTCGGAAACTCTATTGCTTGCGGCGCTCTCCCATACGCACGATCCAGGATCTTCTCCGCTGCCTGGAGGACTATTTTATCGTCCTCTGAGTTATCCATAAGCCAAACTATTTTCTCAAACGCGTCCTCTGAGTGCTTAAGCGCCAGTTTTTGTATTGTCTTGTCTGTTTTTGGTCTGCCTCTTCGGTTTCCAGACTCGCCTTTTTTCCAGGTCATTTTGATATACTGTTTTTTATTGATAGCAAGCTAAGTGCCTTATTTTATGGTAGGCATAGGATCTCAAAGATTGCCCACCAACTTTCTTTACTCGTCGTCTCCCAACACTGGGAAATCGATGTAATTGGTATCATCTTGGTCCTCAAATATGTTGTGGATGAACTTGTGGCTGAACTTGGAGTTCTTCTTGTAGAGGGTAAAGCTTTGAATCCTACAGTTACGAACCTCTATGATTTTCTCGGGCTTTACGTTCAAAACCTGGCAACACCACATGAATGAGAACTCAGGGGCGGTCATGTCATCACCATCCTGAATGTCGTCAAACCACCTAGTGGCTGAGTTCTTTACGTGTTTGGATTTACTATGGAAATCTACTATCGCCCTTTCTAGTACCCGATAGACGAGTACCGTTTCTTCAACGCCATCCATTACGCATATTTATGCCCCTGTGTTGGGTTAGTTATGCGGGGATGTTCTGAGCCTATGGTGGATCATATCACAAGGGGAGGGCGGGGGTTAAGGGCGTTTAGGGAATTACTTTTTTTGGATGAAAGTATCGTATAGGTAGGAGATGCGATTGTCGGAAACAGCTAGTTCTCTAATTTGAGTTTGCCAGTCTGTCTGCACAATTGCCGTAACTCCCAGAAAGTTTCCTGGCTTATCTAGCTCCTGATACTTAGCCATACACAAGGCCTTAATGAAGGCGTGATCGAACATAATCGTCTCTTCTGCTACAGGATCGCACACTATGCCCTTTTCGTTCTTAAAGAGAAAACCTTTATTGTCATAGTCGTCTATCCAGTCATAAACGTAACATCCCCGCGTTGGATATCCATGTTTGGCCGCCAACTCTATAAGAGCCTGTAGTTTTTCAGCGTCGGTCATTTTCTTTTCGCTCAAAATTTTCTCTACACTTTTGTATT